TCCTACTTTATTACCATCTATATAAACATGTCCACCTTTTTCTGCGGCAGACACAAGTCTTTCTAAAAGTCTAATAACTTTTTCATCACCACCTTTATTAAGACTAGTTCCTCCCATAACGATATCATCTTTACGAAAACGTTGTACTTTCCCATTTTGCATAATAAAGTCGTCTGCTACATCATCACCACCTAAAGCTTTTGCTAAAGGTGGAGCTAAAGCATTTTGAATTGGTTTAGAGGAACCAATAAAACTTCCAATATATTGTCCAAGTAACCCACCTCCTAGACCTCCTAATGGACCTAATATAGATCCGGCTACTGTTCCTAAAGCACTACCTATTGTACCTGCGGCAGATGGGAGGATCATTTTAGCTTTATCCATTGGAGATGATTTACTCCCTAAAATTCCAAGAAGCTCCGTAGCACCAAATAATGTGGTGAGTAAACCTCCACTTTTAACTGCTTTTCCGATAAATTTACTAGCTTTACCAGTTAATCCTGATTTTAGAGCTGATAAAGGATTTAATTTACTAACAGCTCCACCTACGGATTTTGCAACTGATTTAATTCCTCCAAGTGCTTTTCCTCCTATAGATTTAATTCCACTAAAAGCTTTACTAAGTAATCCTCCACTTCTTTGTCCTCCGGCTGCTGCTCTCCCCCCGCCTTTCATAAATTGGCCTCCTTTATATAATTTTCCAAACAACTTGTCACCTGCACCTTTAAAGAAATTTCCAAGTGATCCTCCTACTTTACTAAGAAGGGATTTACCCATTACAAGTAATGAACCTCCAAATTTCCCAAGTGATCCTACTACTTTACCTAATCCACTTCCAAATTTACCTAGAAGCATTCCTGTTTTACCTAATACTTTTCCAAACCTTTTACCTTGCATTGCCAATGCTCTAAACATTACTTTAGGTTTAGTAAATAAGGTTTTTGCTTGTTTAAAAAGTCCGGCACCTCCAATTTGATCTACGCTTTTAACGTACATTGGTGTGTATTTAGTAGCTCCTCTCAAAGCACCCAAACCTGAAGCTAGTGCTGATATTCCTTTAATAAGTAAGGGACCTCCAATTCCAATAATTGCACTTAGCCAAGGATTAGCTTTAATAAATTCCATAACTATTCCTACTCCCTTTATTATATAAGGAACCATTGCTTTTATTTTTTCTAAACCTTTTTGAAATTTTCCAGGAAGTTCATCTAAGAATTTTTGACCTTTAGGACTAGTAACATAATCAGCTAAAGGTTTAACTATATTATCGGCTATAAAATTTGTAAATATTCTTTTTATTTTAATAAATGTATCTTCTAATTTCTCCATAGCTGGGCGTAGGGCGTTAAACATTCCTAGAGATGCTTCTTCACGTCTTCTTTCCCTTTCCTCAAGTGATTCTTGTAATGAAGTCTGAGATTGCATGGCTTTTAATCCATCTTTCTGACCATCAACTAGATCTCCATTTGCTGATATATTTTCTTTTTGGGCCATTGCCATATTAGCGAATTCATCTCTATTCATACCTAATACTTTAGCTAATGATTCTTGTTCTAATACATTTAATTTGCTGTACTCAGCAGCACCACCCATTTGATCAGCAATTAATTTTACAGCTTCTTCTGATTTTCCAGCTAATGCTAATTCTCTTGCTTTTTCTAAATTTAAATCTTTACCAGTCATCAATTCTGCTTCCATTTCAGCAGCAATTGAATCCTCAATATTTAATAAACTTTCGGCTGCACTTTTAATTTGCTCCATATTTAAACCTAATTTCTTAGAAGCAGCAACTGCTTTTACTAATTCTTTAGGTTGTTGAGCAAATCTTAATTTAATAGTACCTGAAACATCTGAAACTTCTTCTAGGAGTTGTTTTTCACTAATTGCTAATTTATTAGTTTTAATTTGCTCTAATGCAGTATTAGCCATTTGTTTAACCATTACACCTGCATCTTGTCCTGATAATTTAGCGAATTTTTGGAATTTAGCTAACGCTTCAGCTGAGAATCCAGCAAATGTATTTAATTGAACAAATGTTTTTAAAGTGGATTTACTTAATTTTTCAGTAGAACCCAATGCACCATATATAGCAGTGATAGACTGTTTTGTAGCAGCCGTTGTAGGTCCCATACCTGCAACAGATGCCGCTAATTTATTAGCAGGACCTTGAGCTAAACCTAGACTTCTAGCTATTTCAACATTTTCTGCACTTATTCGAGCTGCGGCTTTTTTTCCTTCTTCATAACTATTTTTTATAAAGCTAAATAATTTTTTCATTAGACCGATAGCACCTAAAGCTATAGTTTCAAATGAAAATGCTTCTTTTATTCCTTTACCTAGTGCACCTAATCCAGCTGCTAATACTTTAACCTTATTAACTACACCACCTGCTTTTTTTCCTGAATCGGCTAATGCTTTAGCTTTTGCTTGAGCTGCATCTTTTGCTTTTTCAAAAACAGTATTTATTCCTGAGAGACCTAATTTACTAGTAAGACGTCCAGCTCCTTTAAGTGCAGTACCAAATAATCCCATATTTTTTTCTATTTTACGGGAGTAATTGAGTTGCTCTTTTAAAGAGGCTTCTATTTCTGAATTAGTTTGCTCAATTTTGGATAATTCATTATATAATTCTTTGGTATTTTTTACACCATTTCGTTCAGCTATTTCAATTTGAGCTTTAATTGCAAAGATTTTAGCATTTCTTTGCTCCATTTCTCTAGTAATATCTCTTTGTGTTAAAGCACCTTGTACTGCTTTTGACTGAGCTTCGGCTAATGCTTTGGAGACTTTAGCTAAACTATTTAAGCCTCCTTTAATATCTGAAACCATAGATTTAGATACATCTTGACCTGCACTTAAAGCATCTTGGAAGATTTGACCAATGTTAGATGCTATACTGCGTAAAGCATCTTCAACAACAATTGATGTTTCTTTAGCGACCTGCTTAACTCTTTGTTCTTCGTTTTGTTGTTTAGCCATTTAATTATGTTATATGTAATAAATATCAAAAGGCATCATTTTTATGATGCCCTTTGTTTATTACCGTATACTTTACTTGCAGTTGAACCAGCTGCTTTCATGTTATTAATTGAAGTTTCTACTGTATCCTCTTTTTTATTTTCATCCTCATAGGATTTACGAATACTATTCCATATAAAGTTTCTTAAAGGTAAAGGAAGATTATAGATAGTCATGAAATCATAACCTCCTTTTCCATGAAATACTATATCGTGTATAGTTCTAAATACGTGAGTTCGGTATTGAAAAGCTTGATCAGAGGTCAGGGAAAAAAAAGTTCACACCAATGGGTAAATCAATAGTATCAATTTCACCCTCAATTTCTAAATCAACTTTTAAATTAATATCAGGTTGAATTTCTTTAATATATTCTCTTAATGAACGAGAATCACGAGCTAACATATAATTATCAACAAATTCTCTAATAGTTTTAGTATCTCTATCTTCGTTTACAGATGTAATAATATGTTTTAATCGAGTTGTAAGTTCGGAAGATGAGTTTTTGTTGATTTTTTTTAAACCTTTGATTTCACCATCAATTTTCTTTTCTAAATGCCCATCTATTAATTTGAAGGTAATTACGGATTTTGAAAATGGTAGTGTATATGTAAATTCATTTACTCCTGGGGTGAAGAGTGATTCATCGATTTCTCTATTTTCAAAAGTAGTTAAATCAACTGTATGTTCAGTACCTCTATATTCAAATGAATAATCTTTTCCGTATCCTAAAATACGAGAAGCAATCAAAATTGCATTTTTATCTCCAACAAATAAATCATCGTAGTTAACTTTAGTAACAATTAATGATTGTAATAGTTTATCTAAAACTATACCTTGAGAAATGTAATTTTGATTAGTAAGAATATCCTCTTCTTTAGCGGTCATATATTTCATCTCAATTTTTCCAGATGAAAGAGGATGGTTTTCAGAATACATTAAACCTCTTGATGGTAAATCAATGGTTTCGGATGGGAAATTAAATTTGTTTTCTTCCATAAATAATTTTTAATAACTTTATTGTCGTATATAAATATATTAAAGAAAAAGAATATCGCAAAAAATCGCAAATTTCTTTAAATTTATTTTATTAATGTTACAAACCCACTTATAACTTGGTCATTATCTGTTTCTTTAAAACCAAATTGTATTTTGAATGTGTAGATTCCTGATGAGGTAGGTGTATTATTATAGGTTCCATCCCATGATTCCATATGGTTAAATGATTCGAAAATCAATTCTCCCCAACGATTAAAAATTTCTAAATGATAATCATATGGATCGAAGCCGTTTGTGAATACCGGTTGGAAAACGTTGTTATGTTCATTTCCATCGGGGGTAAATGTGTTTGGAACATAAAATAATAATTCGGGGCAACGTGCAATTGTAATTACAGTTTCTTGAATAGGAGAAACACAACCATTTGAGTAATGTACTACAGATAAAGGAAACATTCCTGATGATTCAAAAGAAATAGAGATATCATCTTGTTGATAGATTGATCCACCAAATGTCCATTCATTGTATCCTGGTAGGTTTGGAAGGGTAGTAAATAAGGTTACTATTGAATCGCCTTCACATAATTCATAAAATGGATTATACGGAACGATTGGATCAAGTGTTGGTTGGGGATAAACAATTGTTGTAATAGTATCGTCAAATGAACATCCACTTTGATTATAAATATAAATAATAGTATCTGTTCCTATTGCATTTCCGGGATAAAAATTATTACCTATAACACTATTACCACTAAATACACCTCCAACAGGGATAGCATTTAAAGCAGTAAATTCATCGTATTCACAAAATGGTCCTATAGGATCGATTATTGGAATAATATTAAAAATAGTTAAATCAATTAATTCAGGTAAACTAGAACAATTATTTTGATCATATCCTGTCACCATAACTGCACCTGGAATAAATCCAGCAGAATATCCATTCCAGTTTACACTAATACTATCATTTCCTTGACCTGAATTAATAGGACCAACTGAGGACCATTGGTATGTGTATCCAGATTGTTGTATTACTGAGTAGATTTCATTAGATGAATTATAACAAGCTGTATCGCTATAAATAATAGGACTAATTGTAGGTATAGGTGGGTTAATAAGAGTTACAACACTAGAGATAGTACAACCTGCAGCATCTGTAATAGTAAAAGAATAAGTTCCGGCACATAAACCTATTGGGTTAAATCCTAATTGAGGTCCATTCCAAGAAATAGTTTGAACTCCATTACCACCATTAGGAGAAATAAAAATACTTCCATCACAATATCCACTACAAGTTGGATCGATATTAAAAATAGTAGGATTAGGTAAATTAGGTGGACCAGGAATAACAAGTACAGTATCAGGTCCTAAATTATTTCCAGCATTACATGATGACCAACCTGCATTGCATGTTGGATAAACTAAATGACAAGTATATTGAGTTGGACCATTAGGAGTAACATTAAGTGTTGGTCCCGTACCAATTGCAACTGGATTACCTACTTGATACCAAGTTAAAGTAGGAGTTACTGTTGGTCCTGAAGGTGTCCATCTCCATGAATCATTTGTTGTTACCCAAGCAGAAGAATTTCGTCCAGGAACTGTAATTCCTATTGTTCCTGTATTATTGTGTATGCCTTGGGTTGCTGTACCACCTTGCCATTGTAGACATGCTGGTTTATTTTGAATATGGTTTTCAATATAATTAGATGATTCATAAATCACAATATGGAAAGTTCCTTGATTACCTGTACAAGAAAACATAGGCATGTTAATCCAACTTACTGTAAGTTTTCTACATGGAGCTACTCCAGTTGTTTGATATTTAATTTGTCCTCCAATTCCAGGATGCCAATCTTGCCAAGGACCCATAATACAATTTTTAGGTACTAAAGCATTTCCTGTTGGAATAGTTTGGGTTGTAAAAGTAGTTGGTTGTCCTCCTGAAAATGAAATCCAACCATTTGATCCTATATAGAATTGAGTATAGGTTTGACCAAAGAAACAAAAGTTAAATCCAATATTAAATGGACCTTGTTGTGAATCATCAGCCATAAACAAACTAGTACCATTATTTATTTGAGCAACATAAGGTATATTAGATACATTATAGTTTGTTGTTTGATTAGGATTATTTCCAGCTCCACATTGACTTAAATCAGCCGTTAATGTAGTTGATCCTACACCACAAGGGAGTATTTGATCCGGTCCTAAAGCAGGACAATATTGACTGTATCCTACAGTAGTCAATAATAAGAATATCAATAAATTTTTCATATTGTAAAATATATAATAATTTTTTTACATCTCCAACATAAATATGAAAAAAAGGAGCTCGCAAAAATGCGAGCTCTTTCTATATTTGTAGTGGCTTGATTAGAAATTCAATACGCAGTAATCCATTCCTAAAGTAACTGTTAAGTTTTGAGCTGCGTTATCAGTATCCCAGTTGTACTCACCAAATTCACCTGTTTTAATAAAGGCTCCTTTGATTACCCATTCTGAAACTATATCACCTACAGGACCTAATACATCGATACGTAAATCTTTTTTATACATATCCGAATATCCATCACGACCTGTTACTGATTCGTGGTGTAAACGAACCCATTCCATTACCGCTTGTGCACCTGAAGGTGTAATTGGATCGAATAGGGTCATTGTTAAATCATTCCATTTTAATTTACCTTTTACTTTACGGTAAACGTTTATGTGATTCAATATGATTTCATCCTGTGAAAATCCTACAGATGAAATTCCTTTAATTAAATATGCAGGGATACCATCTACGTACATAATAAATCTATTCTGTACCTTAGGTTCAAAGGCTGTGAAGAAAATTTCGTTTGAATCTAATATTGCCATTTTATTTTATTTTATTATAAATATTCAACTTTTAAAGAATTATGCTGGGAAAGTAGCTCCAGTAGGAAGGATGTTGAAATCTAGGATAATAAATTCAGCTGTTTTAGTTGGTTGTAAATAAATTTGACCAATTAACTGATTTCTATCGATAGCTTCAGGGGTATTATTTGAATCATCCATTACTACTTTAAATGCATACAATCCTTGTTGTTGTTGTACTGATTCTAAGTATGGGTTAACTTGAGATAAGAAACTATTTCTAGTAGCAATTGTGTTTTGTTCGAACACTAATGTATTTGAAATTTGGTTAATTCTATCTTTCAAAGTAATTAACAATCTACGAACATTTACACGATCAAGTGCAGATGGTTGAGTTTGTAATGTTTTCTGACCGAATACTACAACACCTGAACCAGGGAATGTAGCTACTGGGTTTACTTTGTTTTGATATAATGTATTTCTATCTGCTTGAGTTAATTTCTTTTCAGCTCTTACTACAGTAGTTATTGAACCACGATTTAAACCTGCTGGAGCAAACCATGGCGCAGCTGTTGTATCGTTGAAAGCATAAACTGCAGGAATCATTGTTGATGCTGGGACCCAAGTAAATTCACCTGTAATAGGATCTACTGTTTGAACCCAAGGCCAATATGAAGCAGCATATGAACTATCAATACTATTTGCTGTGTTTGAAGCGGCACTAACTGTACTATTATATAATTCAAGATCAATTACTGCAATAGCATCACCTCTATTTTGAGTATTATTAATTAAAGTTTTTAATTGAGTTTGATGAGTTGCTGCAGCATAACACAATCCAGGAGTAGCAATTACATTATAAGCATATTCGTCTTGATTTGACATCAATGTAATAGCTTTAGAATAATCGGTAGCTGATAAACCTTGAGTGTTAGTATTACTAATATTTTGGTTATATAAATCACCACCGTTTGTTAAACTACCAATTGCGGTACCAAATGATCCTGAGCCATTTGCAGGAATAGATCCTGTAAATTGGTTTTTAGCAAATCCTAAATTATCAAAATAATTTGGAGTAGTAAAGTTTACTTGTTTTACTGTAATATAATTACTCTTATTAGGATAATTACCTGTAGCAGTTATATATAAATTATCTGATGATGTAGTAAATAGTTGATTTCCAATTACTTTCTCAATATAGTTAACTTGAGTTGGATCTAATGATACTGGGCCCCAAGTTTCTAATACTGTTTTAACATTGTTATTATCATCACCACGACGAACTAATAAGTTAAACGTACCTGATGCTGTATTAGCGTTAACAATTTCCCATCTTATGTTAACATTCGATCCTGATGCTAATGATCCACTAGCATCTAGAGATGAAGTACTATTTTGATTAGCACCCCAACTTAATGTTTGAAGAACAAATACTGATTGACCAGTAGTAGGACCACCAGCTGAACCAGAAGCAATAAAACTTGATGTTGCAGGTGAGAAGTTACCACTAGCTACACGTGTAACCCATAAACTATTTCCACCATTTTGGAAATAATTAAATGCAGCTGTTGATGTAAAATAAGTATATTGATTACTTGATGCACTGATAAAACTTCCTCCGAAGTAAGTTAAATATTCACTAAATGTAGTGACTCTTCGTGGAATATAAGGTTGTCCTAAAACAGTTGGGCCGATAATAGAAGCACCTATAGGAGCAGGAGCTGCGGATGTTACTGTTGAATCATTTTCTCTTGATAATACGCCAGGAGATAAAAGTGTTTCTGCCATTTTAGATTATTTTTATTTGATAATAAATATATTGTCTTTTTTCAAAAGTAAATAATACTTTCTACAACATTTGCAAAAACTTTTTAAAAAAATATTAGTACGATTCTTTAAAAATATACCTTTATTCTATAATACATATTTAATTCCTTGTTAAGGAATATTTGTTGTTGGAGTTTCACTGATAGAAATTTGAGAGCTGTTAGAGAATTTAGAAATTGCGGTTGTTCCTTTTTGTACGTTATCAGGGATAATATATCCATTTAACTGAATGTCAAAGGTACTTCTAACTATTCTTTCATTATCTTGGGCTAATTCGGTTTGGAATCCAAATGAATTAATCATAGCTCTAAATTTGTATCTTTCAGGATTACCCCAATACGCATCTGATGCATATTCTATAGATTCAACTATTTTATTTAATTGGTCTACATAATATGTAAAAGCAGCACATGTATATGTTATCGTTACATAATCTGGGACTACTGTCGCGTAATATTGGATTTGAGGTTTTCTATTATTTAATACATTAAAGTTATCATATGCATTTCTAGGATCATACATTTTTTTAGAAACACTATAATTGTTAGGGTTATTGGCATCTAATTTATTAGCAATAGTTCTATTTTTTTCTAGATTATTACGTTTAAACATAATTAAAGGTGCCATGATTTTACCTTTTAAATCACGGTAATATCCATCTTTTTGATATGATTTCCATTTTTCAGGAGAACCATAAATTACAGGAACAGATAAACGTTCACCATTCTGCATTACAACTGGTCTTATAACTTCATTAAAATAATAAAATACAGCTTCATCAATATCTTGAAGGCCAACTGTAAATGGTTTTACATTATCTCCCTTCCATGAGGTTTGATTTGCTCTAGTAGTTTTAACCCTTTTATTAGGATTACCATACTGAGGGAAATCAGATTTGTGTAGGGATTCACTTATCTCTTTTTGAGATTTTGGGGTTGGTTTTCTTACAGCCATTATAATCTCTGATTTATTACATTAACACGATCTGCTGGTACATAATGGCATAAACATTCTACTGCAACATTATATCCGAATTCACTTAAATCAGTTTCTAATGGGTTAACTCCATTTGAATCTGTAAAAGGATATTGAGGATCTTTACCAACAAATAATTGGTTCAAGTTTGTATTATCTATTTCCCAATATGCATTTTGCCACATTATGAAGTCTCCAATTTCCGGTTGAACATTAGCATCTACTAAGTCGTCTCTTAAAAATTTAAATACATGAGGCCATTCAAATCCTACTCCAAAATCATCTACTGGGGCTGTTTGGTCTTCTCTTTCGATTAAAGCATATAATAAAAGAGGTTCTTGAAAGTATCTTCCACTACTTGCTTCACCATATATGTTAGATTTAGTTTCTACAGAGTTTACTTTATATAAAACACATTGTTGAGAAATAATGTTTTGCATCAACTCTCGGTTGACGTATCTAAACATTGAAATGTCTCTAGATTGTCCGTAAAGACTCATAATTTTACCTCCTTTTTAATCCAAATAAATTTTCCACAAGATTTAGTTTTTCCAGTACAAGCATTATGTATATTACTTTGTTTCAATCCTAATTCTTTAGCAGCTACTGCACCACTAGACCATTCTTTTATAAAATTCATATTAATATCATATTATCCTATAAAGATTGTCATTGGTACTTGATTCAATTCATTTACACGAGCATTGGATTCGTTACTTCTTCTTTCAAGTAACGATTGGCATGATGTTTGATCGAAATAATCTCGTAACCTAGTTAATAATGCTTCTTTTTCGGAAGCTGATGAACTTACTAGGCCGTCTCCATTTAGAGTTACTTCGGCTCCTGGAATAGGAATGGTTGAATATTTGTTACGGACTAAACCTAGCATTTCCTTAGATAAAGCTAATGTGTATTCAAATATCCAAGATCTACCTACGGAATTAATTTGGTTGTAGTTAGGATTACCATAAGGAGCATTTGATGTATTTGTTACTCTGTTTATAT